TTTGTGAAAACTCCACCATTAATTATAGTAGTTTCATCTGTTATATTGACAATATTACCATATATAGTACAACCTGAAACATATCCATCATTAAAAATGCCACCATAAACTTTAGAACCTAACATATTTCCGCCATTAAATGTTCCACCACTAAATATACTATTACTAAAATTTCCGCCATTAAATGTACCATCTTCAAACTTACAACTTTCAATAAAGTCCGCATTACGAACTAGTCCATTGTGCCAAGTTATACCACTAAAAGTTCCACCATTAGCAACACCGTCATACCATATAGCTGGAGGTACAAAACTTCCACCATTAAATGTTCCACCTGACCATCCATATGGATTAGAAAAAACGCCACTATTCCAAATGCCATCTATCCAAGTTGCAGAAAAATCTATGTGACCATTTTTATTATCCCAATGTCCTGAATTCCATTTATTAGTTGAATCTACAACACAATCAATAAACTTACCGCCATTTATTGTATAATTTGATAATGTACATCCGCTAAAATATCCATCATTAATATAGTTTGTTTGTCCACTACCTAATAATTTACTATTGGTGAATTTGCCATTTTCAATATTACAATTGATAACATTAGAATTATCTACAATATTATAATAGCTGTGATCATCAACCAGTATTGTAGATGTTTGAGATAAATTATTATTAGATATATAATTATCTGTAGATAGTATAGTTTTAACATTTGAGTACTTATCTTCAAATGTTATGCCATATACATTAGTATTTTTAAAAACGCCTTGTGTTACTTTCATTCATTTTAATTATTTTTCATCTTTATATATAAAAAAATCAATCCTTTAAAAACATTTTTTTTAATTTTGAAATATAAATATTAATATATACATTATGAAAGTTAATGAAAGAAAAAAAATATTAGAATCTGCGTTGATAGATTCTTTTGTGGACGATTATAAATCATATAAGAATGCTGTAGAATATATAAATAACGATTTATCAAAAGCAAATATAAACTATCAATATTCATATGATGAATTTTGTGTTGAATTTTTAAATGAAACTCTACATAATTTAGAAGATGTTGATATACTAGATTCAAAAAAATATAATCAATTTTATAGCAACTTTTGGAGTTTCAATCTTTACACTTTGCAAAGCATGTTAACTCACAAATTAAATAAACTTGGTTATAAATACGAAGATTTATATAAAGGCTAAACTTTTAAAATAAAACAACTAGAAATGTTATGAAAGTTAAACCTATTAATAAATTTTTAAAATTCTTCTTAAAAGATGGCGTTATAGGGATAACATTATGTCCATTTGGAATATATGTTAAAGATGTTAATGATATATATGTTATAAATCATGAAGAAATTCATTGGAAACAACAAATTGAAATGTTAGTAATACCATTTTATTTTTGGTATTTTATTGAATTTTTAATTAAATATATAACAACAGATAATGGATATAGAAATATATCTTTTGAAAAAGAGGCATATGAAAACGATAAGGATTTAAATTATTTAAAAAATAGAAAACCATATTCTTGGTTCAAATATTTATCAAATAAAATTTAATTAAATTAAAAACTTTTAATATATTTACACTATAATATATATAATGTTTTAAGGCTATAAAAAGTATTAGAATATTTAAAGGCTAAACGGCTTACAAAAAAAAATTTAAAGGCAATGAAAGAATTTGAAAATGTCGATTTATTCGACGCAATTGACGCACAAAGTGAAACACTAGATTTTCTAGAAAAAAAAGGTGGTAGTTCCGATGGACTTTATCGTCCAAAAATTACAGACAAGAAAAAAGGATATGTCGCAACTATCCGTTTTTTACCAAACTTCTCTAAAGAAGGCAAAGTAGGGCAATCCGCTATTGAAAAACACCAACATTATGTTGATTTCAAAAACAATCCTGAATTACAAGGTTATTATGATTGTATGAAGAATTTCACAGATAAATGTGATTTCTGTACAATGTATTGGAAACTAAAAAACTCAAAAAATGCAGCAGATCAAGAAAAAGCTGAATTGATTAGTCGTAGTACAAAATACTATTCTTATATTCAAGTTATTGAAGATGAACAAAATCGTGAATTAGAAGGTAAAATTTTGATTTATCCTTATGGATATAAAATCAAAGAAAAAATCAAAGATCAAAAAGATGGTATATCTGGTGAGCCTTGTAATGTTTTTGATCTTGCAAATGGCAAATCGTTCAAACTTGTTATGAAGCAGTTAGGTGATTTTCCTAATTATGACTCAAGCACATTCTTAGAAGTTTCACCAATTGCAATAAATGGAAAGAAAGCACCAGTTGAAGTTGATGATAACGGTAAAAACAAAATTACAAATCCTAAAGTTAAAGAAAAGATTATTCAATTCTTAACTGAAAGAACAGTAAATTTGGAAGATCATTTAGCTAAAGAATGGACAACAGAAGATAAATTTAAAGTTACTCAAGTACTTGAAATTCTTTCTGGTAACGAAGTTAATTTAATACAAAAACAAGCTTCTAAAGCATCTTATGATAATGTATCAACTACAGAACCAGCAGATGATGAAGGAACTTTCGGAGAAAATGATGACGCATCAGATTTTTTCGAACTTGATGATGAAAAATAATTAACATTATTTTCAATAATAAAAAAGCCACTTTTTAAGTGGCTTTTTTTAGTTTCTTTTAATAAATATTTTATATCCAGCATACGCCAATGATACAAATATCCAAATTCCAAGTAAAGCTTCTGCACCAGCAACTTCATCGTGACCAAAAACAATATTATATGACCATAAAATAACAATATAATTAATAATCATAAATAGATTTGTAATAACCCAGGTTTTTACAATAGGATAAACCTTAACAAACCAATTTTTTATTGCTGTCCATATTTTAATGAACCAATCTGCGATTTTTTTAAACATAACCTTTAATACTCTTTTTTGAACTATATTATAGTTTCTAATAATTTTATAAACAACAATCTGTGAAAATAATCTCATAATATTATTATGAAATTATTTTCATTTAATATTTAATATTAACGAGTTGTAGTTGTAGTTGTAGTTGGAGCAGCTGTTGTAGTTGTAGTTGTAATAACTTCTTCGCCATCAGTAAAAGAAATTCTCTTATCGTCTCCTGACTCAGTGTAGTATACATAAACATCATTAATATCACCTGGATAAGTTGTCATGCTTGTTATATCAGCAGTTTGTAATTCACTTGCTAAACTTGCTCCTCCAGCATTATAATCAAAAGCATCTTGTATAGTTTTTCTTGTTTTCATATTAATAAATTATTTTTTATTGTATATATTAAATTTAAAAATTGATTTTTTATTATATTTTTTAAAAGTAATATTTATTTTTTAATATATATAAATATAAAAATATGGAATTTAATATGAAACATATACAATCATTTAAAATATACGAAAAAACATCACTTTTAAACATAGGTGTACCATATTCAGTAATGAAAAATTTGCAGATAAATTATGAAATTTCAGAAGATGCTCAATGGAAGGCTTTAAAATATAAAAAAGATATTCTATCATTATTAAAAAAAAATACAGATAATCTAATAATATCTATTTGTAGAAATAAATTATTTGTAATATTCTCAAAATATAAAAATTATTTTTTAGAAACATTTGAATTAATTGATAAAGATGACTTTGGTATTGAAGATTGGAAAAAAATTGATAGAATTCAAGGTACAATTGATGAGGTTGTAGAAAAAATAGGAAGAGGTTGTAAATATTATCAGTTAATATCTGGTAATTGGAAAGAAGAATATTCAAGCATAAGAAAATTGAAAAAATCTGAATCTGAATTTGATGAAACAACTATCAACTTTAAAAAATATTTTTCAGATAATTTCACCAAAGTAGTAAAAAGGATGTATGGAAGAAAAGCAGAATTAGTAACTAATATAATAATTAATCACTTGAAGAATACAACAACTGATTTATCAAATGATCAAATTCGTGACATACTCTTTAAAAATGTAGATAGAGTTAAAGAAGTTGATAATTTAAATAAAAAGGCAAAAGAAAAAGACCCATTCAATTTGCAATCTAAATACTTAATGTCTAACTCATTAAGTATATTTGATGAATATTTAGTTACATTTGAAGATGAAATATCAGATAAATATAAAGAATATTTAAATATTCCTATCATGATTGAAAAATTTGGTTTGGATAAAGTGACAACGTCATTTTGTTACTATCTATACACAAAAAGATTGATAAATTTATGAAGCATTAAAAAAGTTTTGAAAAAAGTGATTTTGGTAAGTTTTATTGGTCAGTTTATAATGAGTCTGTGCGATTTACTAAGCAATTAAAAAAATTAGGATGCTCAGATAATATAATACTATTTCTAATTCAGAATACAATTGATTTTGATGATGATATAATATTTGTATCAATTGAAAATAATTGGCTTAATACTTCTTGGAATGTTAGTAATAAAGGATTTGATAATAAAAAATTTGAATACAAAGGACCAGTTAAATTAAGTGAAAAAGAAATTGAAGAAATTGAAATTGAAGAAAATATAAACAAATATAATTTATGAAACATATAAAAATGTTTGAAAAATTTAGCACTCCAGATTATAATATAACTGAAGTTCCAGATATAGAAAATGTTATTCCTAAAGAATTAATATATTCTATATTTGAAAAATATTCCTTATCTTGTGATCCAAAACAAAATAAGTCTCTTAACGAGGTTGAATATACTATTGATAATAATCACATAAAATGTAGTTTCACAACATATTCATATGATGGTAGAGTTACAAAAAATATTTTAACATTATTAGATAAAATACAGAGAGAGTTAAAAGCTGATGGTTTTACTTTTGGAAACTATAGTAGATCTGGCAGTTATCTTGTAACATTTGAATATAGTAATGAAACTTTACAAAAATTGGAATTAGAACAAAATATAAACAAATATAATTTATGAAAAACTTAAAAACACTTGAATTTTTTAAAAAGAACAAAGGTAACTATCTAACAAAACAAGAACAGCCTAAAAAATCATTCAATGAGTATATATATATATGATAATGGCTTTGGCGATAGATATTATATTTGCTCAGAATGTGATAGTTATAAGTTAACACCAATATCTCAGGGTGGAATGACTCCACCACATTGGAGGTGTGATAATTGTGGCGCAATGAATTATGCACCGAAATATATGAGTCCTGAACAATATGAACAATATGTTGAAGATAAGATAATAGCAAAAGATGTAAAAAAATATAATTTATAATGAAAATTAAAAGATTTAATGAAAAATCAGAGACTAACCCCGAAGATGTTGTTGTACGAGTTTCATTTGATGGTGATATTGTTATACCATTAAAAAGTATTAAAAAAACTGAGTATTTTGAAAGATATGTTGGAGATGTTGAAGATGATATAATAGAACATGATGAATATGAATCTGCAATATATTATGGTGTAGAAGAATATATACATACATCAGGAATATGTAATTATAAAATTAGTTATCAAACTTCTGATGGTGAACCCATCTTAGATTTGGAAGCTTATGAAGAACTTATGAAAAATACAGGAAAATATAATATATGAAACATTTAAAAACTTTTGAAAAAGTTAGAGATAAAGATATTCCTAAGATGAAAATAAATAAGGCTATGTCTAAATATATACCAGGAGCATATATTGTTTTTTATAAAAATTTTTATAATTGGGAAAATCGTTGTGACAACAAATATTTATTTTTTGGTAGAATAAGAAATTGTGATTTATATAATAATGAAGAAGTTGGATGTTATATTAATGTTATAGAATATAATTCTGAATATAAAACAACCGATTTTAAATCACCTGAGGCTTTCAATATTGAAAGAAATTTTGATAAAATTATAATATCAACATCATTTAAAAATACGCAAGATAAATATATAGAACTATCAGAAAAAATGGAAATAGAAAGAACAACAAATAAATATAATTTATGAAATACTTAAAAAGTTTTGAAACAGACACATATTTGTTCGTTGGTGATAAAGTTTTTTTTGAAGGAAGAATATATAAGATATTACAATTTATTCGTGGGCATTTATATCTATAGGATATATTAAATAATAAAAATATGGAAGTTTCTCGATTTCATGTAACTCTTACTGAGCCAGAAGATGTTGAGAGATATAAAATGGAACAATATGCAAAAAAATATAATCTATGAGATATATAAAAGAATTTGAAAAGTCTAATGATGAATTAAAAAGAAACTATATTGGGAAATACACAATAATTAAAGTTAAAGCATCAGATTTAGCATTAATTCATGATAACGATAAACCAATGTGCTTTTTAATATATGTTGTTCCAGGTACATGTGATGGGTATCAGTATAAAACATATACCGAAATAATAGTTGGATATAAAGATTTAAATGTTAAAATATTTAATAGCGAAGAAAATATAAAGAGAATATATATCATTAATAGCGAAGAAAATAAAAAGAGAATATATATCAATAGTGTTTATATTTTAAATTTAAGTCTATCTTATATTGATCACGTAGCATTATATACTACAAAAAAATATGATGATGCTATTGAGAAATTAGGAATTATTGACGAAATAAATAAATATAATTTATGAAATACTTAAAAAGTTTTGAAAACATATCAGAAAGAAAATTTAAAAAAGGTGATACTATTATTTGTGTTAAAGATGATATTATTGATGAAGACGTTTTTGACGAAAATGTAGATATTAAAGAAGGTGAAAAATATATTATTTATAAAATATTAAACACACCTGACTGGAATAATGGATTAAAAGTTCAAAATTATAAAAATGGAAATATACTTTATGGATATTGGCCAAGTGAAAATTTTGTATATCCTGAAGATTATGAAACATATGTAAACACCCAAAAATATAATATATAAAATATGAAACACATTAAAAAATTTGAAAAAATAGATAACGAAGATATTGACTTTTTAGATGAACTTATAAGAGAGAATCCATTAAGTGAAGATAATGACTTCTATATTTTTATTGGTAGACAAGATTTTGTTGAAACAAAAAATGGTTTATATAAAAGTTCTATATATATAGAAAATATGGTAAGAATATCACCAGATGAGAATAGTATACACATAGCAAATCTACTTGGTATGAGATTAAGATTTCAAACTGACAGTAAAATGTATCATATTTGGTTACCAAAAGATATTAGAAATGAAGTTGAAGGTAAAGGTTCTGGTAGCTTAGAGCCATATATTATTGAATTAATAAATAAATATAAACAGCAAGGATCTGATGATAAAGGTAAAGCCATTTATAGAGATGTTAAGCAAAGAAGAGAAGATGTAAAAAAATATAATTTATAACTATGATAATAAAAACATTTGAAAATATATATACTTAACATGTTTAATAAAAAAAGTAAAATCTGGTGATTACTTTAAATGTGCCAACTCATCAGGTAAACTTGAAAAAGGTAA